GTTCTAAGTTTATCAGTTAAAGATATTTATATCTATAAACATTAAACTTAATTTTAAACCATAAAACAAATAAAGCATGTCAACAAACATTGATGCAATCAGAGCCCGTCTGAACAAACTTCAGGGGACACAGAAAACGGCTGACTCACTATGGAAGCCAACAGTTGGTAAACACCAAATCCGTTTAGTACCTTACAAATTCAACAAGGATATTCCTTTTATTGAATTGTATTTTCACTACAACATCAACAACAAATCCTATTTATCACCAGCTTCATTCGGAAGACCTGACCCTATCGTAGAGTTTGCAGAAAAACTTAAGAGAATGGGTGGAAAGGATGATTACCGCGAAGCTAAGAAAATGGAGCCAAAATTGAGAACTTTTGTTCCCGTAATCGTAAGAGGTCAGGAAAATGAAGGTGTTAAGTTTTGGGGATTCGGTAAGACAGTTTATCAAGAATTATTGGGTTATTTCGCAGACCCAGATTACGGTGATTTATCTGACCCTTTTAGTGGTAGAGATATCGTCGTAGATTACGCAGCAGCGGAAGGTGGAGCATCTTACCCAACTACTACTATCAGAGTTAAACCTACAACTACTAAGTTGCATGAGAACGATGAGAAGATTAAGGAGTTGATTGGTAACGAAAAAGAAATCACCACTATCTACTCAGAATTGTCATATGATGAGTTGAAGAAAATCTTAGAAAATTGGTTAGCTGGAAACACAACTGATGAGGGTGCACAATCTGCTACACAAGAAACACTTGTGGCTAAAACAGAGAAAAGTGTAAGTGATTCATTTGACTTCGATACAAAGCCTCACCAATTAGATGATGCGATTCCACATAAGGCTACTCAGCAAGAGTTACCTTGGGATGAAACACCATCAGCACCTGTATCCAAAACAACTCAACAAGTTGCGGATGCATTCGAAGATTTATTCAAATAATAACAAGTTATAATTATGGCAAAAAATGATTTAGCAGATATTCTGGTCGAAAGTCTGAACAAGAAAAATAAAGACCAAAAAATCGCCTTCTTCTTAGATGATGATTCCGATGGAGCACCAACCAATGTAAATGGATGGATTTCAACCGGAGCAGCTATGTTGGATGTTGCTATTTCTAATCGCCCGTATGGTGGAATACCTGTTGGTAGAATTACTGAAATCACAGGTTTAGAGCAGAGTGGTAAATCATTACTCTCTGCTCACATCTTAGCGGAAACTCAAAAACAAGGTGGAGTTGCGGTATTGATTGATACTGAAACTGCGGTAAGTAGAGAGTTCTTTGATGCAATTGGAGTAGATGTATCCAAACTTCTATATGTGAGTGTAGATACAGTTGAGGATATATTTGAAACAATTGAAACAATCATTGAAAAAGTTAGAACATCTGACAAAGATAGATTAGTAACAATCGTTGTGGATTCCGTTGCGGCGGCTTCTACTAAGAAAGAGATGGAATCGGATTATGATAAAGACGGTTATGCAACCGATAAAGCTATTATCATATCTAAGGCAATGAGAAAGATTACCAATGTAATTGGTAGACAGAAAATTGCAGTTATCTTCACAAACCAATTAAGACAAAAGTTAGGAGTAATGTTCGGTGACCCTTGGACAACAAGTGGTGGTAAGGCTTTGGCTTTCCACGCATCGGTTCGTTTAAGATTGAAGAACGTTGGACAAGTTAAAACTAAAATTGGTGGAACGGATAAAACAGTAGGAATCTCAGTAAGAGCACAAGTGGTTAAGAACCGATTAGGGCCACCACTCCGTTCAGCTGATTTTGAAATCTATTTCGATAGAGGTATTGATAATTATGGTAGCTGGCTAACTGTATTGAAAGATAATAAGTTAGTTAAGCAAGGTGGAGCTTGGTATGAGTATGTAGATACTGATACGGGTGAAGTTGTGAAATTCCAATCTAAGGATTTCATTGTAATGATGCAACAAAAACCTGAGTTAAGAGACCAAATTTATAAAAAGATTTGTGAAACAACTATTATTCAATATAAGAAAGATACATACGATATTGAATCAATGGAAATTGATACAAATTTACCAAACGAAGTAGAATAGTGAATAACAAATACAAGAATTTATTAGATGAAGTAAATTTGGAACATACCACTAAACACCTTAGAACTAGAAATTCTAAGGTGTTATTTGTGGATGGTTTAAATATGTTCTTCCGTTGCTGGAGTACAAACCCAACAATGAACGAAGATGGAGAACACACAGGTGGTATGGTTGGATTCCTAAAATCATTAGGAGCAGTTATACGCCAGGAAAACCCTACTAGAGTAGTAGTAATATTTGATGGTAAGGGGGGCTCACAAAAAAGAAAAGAAGTATTCTCAAATTACAAAGCGGATAGAAAAGTTAAATTCAGAGTCAATCGTCAGTATGCTGATATGATGAGTGAAGAAGATGAGCAAGTAAGTTTGAGAAGGCAATTGAGTTCATTGGCTAACATCTTAGGTGTATTGCCTGTAACTACAATGATATATGATAACATAGAGGCAGATGATGTAATAGGTTATTTAGCTAAACAAGTTATCAAAGAAGATGAAGGAGCATTAATTCTTTCATCGGATAAAGATTTCCTACAATTAGTTTCGGATAATATCCACGTTTGGAATCCATTGAAGAAACAAAAAATTGATAAGGATAAATTAAAAGAATTATACGGAGTTCACGCAGAAAACTTTATATGGTATAGAGTAATGGATGGTGATAAATCCGATAACATAGATGGTGTAAGGGGATGTGGATTAAAAACACTTCTTAAAAGATTGCCTGTATTGGAAACCGATGCTAGATTGACAGTAGATGAACTGATGAGATTAGCGGAAGAACAAAAAGGGGAATACAAAGTTTTTCAAACCATTTTAGATAGTAAAAAAATAATTGAAAGAAACTTCCAAATAATGCAATTGGAAGACCCGGATATTAGCGGGATTACCAAACTTAAAATAAACGACAGATTTATTGAATCAGTTGAACCATTGGATAAAATGAAATTCATTGGGTTTGGAATGAAATATAAGATACTACAAAATTGGGGAGATGTTAATGATTGGCTGAGGTCATCATTCGGTAATTTAGTTTTATAATAATTTGGAAATTCCAAATTTTAATCTTATATTTGTGGTATGAGTGAAGCGGTAGATAATTTAGCAAAATACGGACAGAGTTACCAAACAAAAGTGGTAACCAATTTAGTAACAGATAGACCTTTCTTAGAGCAAGTTTCGGATATTTTGGAAACAAAATATTTTGAATCCGATACTAACAAATGGGTAGTTGATATAACCCGTAAATATTTTTCTAAATACAAAAATACTCCTACTACTGATTTCTTTAAAACGGAGATACAAAAAATTACCGATAAGGCACTTCAACAAAATGTTCTTACTCAATTAAAAGCAATTTACGCTCTTCAAAGTGGAGGGGATTCCGAATGGGTTAAGAACGAATTCGTAACATTCTGTAAAAATCAAAACTTTAAAAATGTTATCCTTACATCAGTTGACTTATTACAAACGGGTCAATTTGATAAGATTGAAAAATTAGTAAGAGATGCGGTTAAAGTTGGACAATCAAATGATTTAGGATTAGATTACAAAGAAGATATAGAAGTTCGTTTTGAAGAGGTTAATAGAAAAACCGTTAAAACTAATTGGGATGTAATCGATGAGTTAATAGATGGAGGATTGGGGCCTGGTGAATTAGGAGTAATCGTTGCACCATCTGGAGTTGGTAAGACTTGGGTTCTTTGCCACATTGGTGCGGAAGCAGTTAGACAAGGTAAGAATGTATTACACTATACATTAGAACTTACACAGAACTATGTTGGGCAGAGATATGATACAATCTTTACCGGTATCCCATCAGCTGAGTTAAGAGATAATAAAGAACACATTAAGGATAAGGTAGATAAACTAAAAGGTGGATTGATGATTAAATATTATCCACCAAAGGGTATTACTGCAAACACAATTGCGGCACACATTGATATGGTTCGTTCAACCAAATTTCAGCCCGATTTGATAATTATAGACTACGCTGATTTATTGATGAGTGTTAGCTCAAAAAATAATTCAGATTATCAGGAACAAGGTGGTATCTATATTGATTTAAGAGCAATGGGAGGTGAGTATCAAATACCAATTTGGACTGCATCCCAAACTAATAGAAGTGCTATTGAAAGTGAAGTAATTCACGCTGATAAAATTGCGGATAGTTATGCAAAAGTAATGAACGCAGATTTAATCATATCAGTTAGTAGAAAAGATACTGATAAGTTGAATGATACTGCTAGATTCCACGTTATGAAAAACAGATTTGGACCAGATGGATTAACATTCCCTGCAAAGATGAACACTAACAAAGGTATCATTGAAGTATATGCGGCTAATTCATCAAATGGAATTATAGCGAGTAAAGAGAGTAAAAATGGAGAGTTATTACAAAAACAACTACTACATAAAAAGTATGTAGATAATATGGGATAAAATATATTTTATGTTAACACAAGAACAAATAGACATTATCGATGGTATATCAACCGGTATGGCCATCTTAGAAGGATTAGATGAAGCCATAATGGGGTATGATTCATCATCTAAAAGAATTGTATATGATTACTCCACCATAGTAGAAATTTTAGTAGAAGGTGGTATGTTAGAATATGATGCTATTGAATATATTGAATATAATATAGTGAATATGAAATTAACGGATGATGCTGGAGTAGATATAACTCCAATATTATTTAGCGAATATCCATCAATAGATGAATTAGAAGAATTAGAAAATGAGGATTTAGAAGAAGAGATAGAGGAAGAAGATGAAAATTTTTCTAAAGAAAACTAAAGAAAAAACGACAGAAAAAGATTTCTAAAGAACCAAAAACTTTTTAGAGATTTTGATGTATTTATTCTTACCCCTATTAGGATAAACACATAATAAAGACTATAATATGAGCAAATTATTTACGGATAGAATCGCCTATAAACCATTTGAATTTCCAGAATACTATAACGAAGGTTGGTTAAAACAAATGCAGGCATTTTGGTTACATACTGAAATACCAATGCAAGGCGATGTGAAGGATTGGAATGAGAATTTAACAAAAGAAGAAAAACATTTAGTTGGAAATATTCTTTTAGGTTTTGCTCAAACGGAATGTGCAGTATCAGACTATTGGACTGGTATGGTTACAAAATGGTTTCCAAAGCATGAGATTAGACAGATGGCAATGGCATTTGGTTCACAAGAAACAATACATTCAGTTGCATACTCATACTTAAATGAAACATTAGGATTAGATGATTTCGCAGGCTTTATGCATGATGAGGTTATGAAAGAAAGATTTGAATTACTAACGAATACAACAGCTGAATGGACTCCTAAAGATTTGGATACTAATCATACGGCTAGAGTTGAGGTTGCTCGCTCACTTGCTATATTTTCAGCATTTGCAGAAGGTGTAGCATTGTATTCTTCATTTGCAGTTCTTTATAGTTTCCAAATGAGAAACTTACTAAAAGGAATTGGACAACAAATGAAATGGAGTGTTAGAGATGAATCCCTACATTCAAAGATGGGTTGTCAATTATTCAGACATATGTGTAGTGAATTTCCTGAATTGTTAGAAGAAGCAAAAGCTGATATCTACAAAGCAGCTGAAATCATTAGAGATTTGGAACACAAATTCATTGATAAGATTTTTGAACAGGGTGATTTAGATAATCTTAAAAAAGATGAGCTAAAAGAATTCATTACAAAGAGAGTTAATGAAAAATTGGGAGAGTTAGGATATAACCCAATTAAAGGTGGAGATGACTACTTTGAGTTTAACGAAAAGAAAGCATCCGAATTAGATTGGTTTTATCATCTTACAGGTGGAGTAACCCACACAGATTTCTTCGCTATGAGACCTACTGATTATAGTAAGGCAGGTGAAGGTGAAAATTGGGATGATTTATTTTAAAAAAAGTTTATGAAAAATTACGGAGAAGAATACGATTGGGAAGTTGATGTCGACTTTCCTTCTTGGGGAAACAATGAGATATATGTAAAAACTATATCCAAAACATATTTGCAAGCAGGAGAAAAACCAAAAGATGCATATTGGAGAGTTGCTACGACAGTTGCTAAGAGGTTAGAAAAACCACAATTAGCAACAAAGTTCTTTGATTACATTTGGAGAGGATGGTTATGTTTAGCAACGCCAGTATTATCAAACACAGGTACGGATAGAGGTTTACCAATCTCTTGTTTTGGTATTGATGTGGGTGATAGTATTTTTGAAATCGGTTCAAAGAATTTAGAATTAATGTTGTTAGCAAAGCACGGAGGTGGAGTTGGTATCGGAATCAATATGATTCGACCTGCAGGTACTAAAATCACAGGAAATGGTACATCTGATGGGGTAGTTCCTTTTTGTAAAATCTATGATTCAACTATCCTTGCAACAAATCAGGGTTCAGTTCGTAGAGGAGCAGCATCAGTAAATATTAAAATCGAACATAAAGATATTGAAGATTTCTTAGAGATTAGAGAACCCAAAGGCGATGTTAATCGTCAATCACTTAACTTACACCAATGTGTTGTAATTAGTGATAGATTTATGAAGAAGTTAGAAGAAGGTGATTCAGAAGCCCGTAGAAAGTGGGGTAAAATATTACAAAAAAGAAAAGCAACCGGTGAACCATATATTATGTATAAGGGAAATGTGAACAAAGCAAATCCTGAAATGTATAAGAAGAATGGTTTGAAAGTTCATATGACTAATATTTGTTCTGAAATCGTTTTACATACTGATGAGCAACATTCATTTGTTTGTTGCCTAAGTTCATTAAACTTGGCAAAATACGATGAGTGGAAAGATACTGATTTAGTTTATACATCTACTATTTTCTTAGATGGTGTATTAGAAGAGTTCTTACAAAGAGCTAAGAATATGAAAGGATTTGAAAATGCAGTTCGTTCAGCAGAAAAAGGTAGAGCATTAGGATTAGGTGTATTAGGATGGCACACTTACTTACAACAAAAAGGATTACCATTTGAAGGATTGCAGGCTCAATTTGAAACTCGTAAGATTTTCTCTGGAATTAAGATTGAATCTGAAAGAGCAAGTAGAGATTTAGCAAATGAATATGGTGAACCACTATGGTGTAAAGAGAGTGGATTCCGTAATACTCACCTAAGAGCAGTAGCACCCACTGTATCAAACTCTAAGTTGAGTGGTAACGTAAGTAGTGGTATTGAACCTTGGGCTGCTAATGTATTTACAGAACAAACATCAAAAGGAACTTTCATTAGAAAAAATCCTGAATTGAGAAGAGTATTGAAAAAAATTGGATTTGATACAAAAGAAACATGGGATTCGATTTTAGCAGATGGTGGTTCTGTAATGGGATTAGATTTCTTAGATGAGTGGTGTTATTTAGATGGTAAATTAGTTGAGTGTAATGAGGTAACCGAAGAATCACATAAAGGTAGATGTTATTCAGTTAAGGATGTATTCAAAACATTTAAAGAAATTAATCAATTAGATTTAGTAAGACAAGCGGGTATTAGACAACAATACATTGACCAAGCCGTTTCTCTAAACTTAGCGTTTCCTGCAATAGCAGAACCAAAGTGGATTAATCAAGTTCACTTAGAAGCTTGGAAACAAGGTGTTAAGACTCTTTACTATATGAGAACTGAATCAGTATTAAGAGGAGATATTGCGGCAAAAGCAATGGACCCAGAATGTGTAAGTTGTGAAGGTTAATATTTAAATAAAAGAAAAAGACATGTTAGAAGTAAAAAGATTTTCAGCAGTATGGTGTGGGCCGTGTAGAGCATTAGCACCTGTAATGGAAGGTATTAAAAGCCAATATTCAAATGTAGTGTTTGAAACAATTGATGTAGATACAGACCACGAACAGGCATCTAAATACGGAATTCGTTCAGTACCAACTGTAGTGTTTGTAAAGGATGGAGTAGAAGTTGATAGATTAGCAGGTGTAAATGCAAAGATGACTTACGAGAACAAAATTAAGGAATATATTGGGTAATAAATTTGGTATTATCGTATAATTTTCGTATCTTTGTGATACACTAAAATGTTACAATGTATCAAAACATATACTACCAACGGAATACCAATACCGTCCACATTTGGGATGATGTAAAAGGATATTTCACTATACCTTACCAAAGATACGCTTTCAAACCCGCTCAAAACGGAGAATGGGAGAGTATCTATGGTGATAGGTTAACAAAGATTTACAAATACACAAAAGAAGATGAGGGTTTATTCGAATCGGATGTACCTGAAGTTACTAGAGTATTAGTAGATTTATATACAAATTCAGATATACCATCGGAAGGGCATAGAGTATGTACTTTTGACATTGAGGTAGAGATGATTACTGGTCTACCTGATACCGAAAAGGCACAGAATGAAATAACTTCTATTGCTGCACATGATTCGGTGGAAGATTTTTATTATGTGTTAGTTCTCGATAAAAAGGGAACAATGACTTCTTCAAAAACGGAAAACAGAATTGTAGTTCCGTTCAAATCAGAAGGAGAAATGCTATCTAAGTTTCTCTCAATATACGAACACATTAACCCAACAATTATTACTGGGTGGAACATCGATTTCTTTGATGTTCCTTATCTTTACAATCGTTTAAAAAATGTATTAGGTGAAAAGCAAGCGAGAAGATTATCTCCTATCAGAGAAGTATTCTTTTCACCGTATAGAAAGAAATGGTTTATAGGAGGAGTATCCGCATTAGATTATTTAGTATTATATAAGGAATACAACTATACTGAATTAGATAACTATCGTTTGGATACCGTTGCTAAAATTGAATTAGGTAGAGGTAAGGTTGAATACTCTGGTAATTTGGATGATTTATTTAGAGATGATATTGAAAAGTTCATTGAGTATAACTTAGAAGATGTTCGATTGATTGTAGATATGGATAAAAAACTACAATTTATTGACCTATGTAGAGGTATTGCTCACGCCGGACACGTTGCTTATGAAGATGTATTTTTCACATCTCGTTCATTAGAAGGTGCGTTATTATGCTTCCTAAAACAAAGAGGTTTAGTAGCACCAAACAAAATGAGGAAAGAGGATTCGGATAGAATGTTAGATTCAATGCGAGAACAGGGTGGTATAAATGAAGGGGCAAAAGACCAAAAGTTTATCGGAGCGTATGTAAAAGACCCGATTGTTGGTAAGTATGATTGGATATATGATTTGGATTTAACTTCACTATATCCATCAATCATTATGACGGTGAATATCTCACCCGAAACAAAGATGGCAAAGGTTGACAATTGGGATGTTCAGAGGTATCTTAAAAAAGAAGATGATTTCTATACAATAAGCGGAAAACAAATAGCAAGAGATAAGTTTGAAGATTTTTTAAAGAGTAGTGGAAATTCAATTGCATCAAATGGTGTAATTTATAGACAAGATAAAATAGGATGTATTCCTGCAATCTTAGATGAATGGTTCAGTAAGCGTGTTGAGTATCGTAAGTTAGAAAATAAGTATGGTGAAGAAGGAGATGCTGAAAAATATGCATTCTATAAGAAACGACAATTAGTACAAAAGATTTTACTTAACTCATTATATGGAGTATTAGGATTACCATCATTTCGATTCTATGATGTGGATAACGCTGAAGCAGTAACACTAACAGGTCAGAGGGTAATTAAATCTACCGCTGATATGGCTAACATCAAATACAATAAAGAGTTAGGAACAACAGATGGTGATTACAACATTTATATTGATACGGATTCAGTATTCTTTTCAGCTGTACCTTTATTAGAAAAGAGGCATCCTAATTGGAGAGATATGCCGGATGATGAAGTTGCTATGAAAGTGGATGGGATTGCAGGAGAAACACAGGATTACTTAAATAATTTCTATGATGTATTCTCTGAAAGGATATTAAATGTTTCAAAGGATAAACACCGATTACAGATTAAAAAAGAATTTGTAAGTAGGTCTGGAATTTGGATTGCAAAGAAACGATATGCACAATGGATTATTGCTGAGAATGGTATTAAATGTGATACACTTCAAGTAAAAGGATTGGATGTAGTTCGTTCTTCGTTTCCAGGAGCATTCAAAGTGTTTATGAAACAAACATTAATTGATATCCTACGAAGTGAACCAAAGGAAGTAATGGATGAGAAGATTATGACATTCAAAGCATCGTTGCCATTAATTGGATTCTATGATATTGCTAAGAGTAGTTCGGTTAAAGAATTATCTAAATACACACCGAGCAAAGGAGCTATGTTCCAATTCGCAAAAGGAACTCCTGCGCACGTTAAAGCAGCATGGACTTATAATCAATTGTTGAAACACTTTAATTGTGGATTCAAATATTCACCTATGAGAAATGGTGATAAAATGAAATGGGTATATCTTAAGCAAAATCCATTGGGATTAGATACTATAGGATTCAAAGGGGCAAACGACCCGGAAGAGATAGAATCTTTCATCAAAAATTACATCGATTATGATAAGATTTTTGAGCATGAAATGCAGAACAAATTAGAGGATTTCTACAAAGCATTAGGG